CTGCGTGCTCTGTCTCCAGTTGTCTTACAAACATCTCTTCAAGATATTGTTTAACTCTTTGTTTCTGTTCCAAAAAAGATTCCTCTTTGGATTCAGTTTCAGAAGGTTTACGATTTAACTTATACTTTGGATAGATTAACCTTCTTTGTAAAGATGAGGTTTTAGAATCCCATAGAACAACAACTTTATTATAATTGTGTTCTTCTAAGAATTTTCGAAGAGTGTTTAGAAAGTGCCAAACGCCGCCAACATGTTTTCCATTGTGATAGAATTCTCTTACACCATGAAATCCAATTTTCAATAAATTATTTCCGTCTACTAATAATGTTTTGGACACTTCCTAAAACTTAAATGATTTCTACTCTACTTCTTCTTTTTCTGCTTTCAAATCGAAGTCACCATCAACTCCGATTATGTCTTTCCAATAGTCAGCATATTCTTTCTTATACTTTTCTATTGATGCTTTTTCTTCTGTTGTATCTTTCCCTGGTAAAAAACCATGTGGAGTTACAATAATTCTTCCGTCTTCAAAACCAAGTCCATTAATGTGGTTTTTCATAACCGACACTTTTGTTCTTGATGCAAACTTAACAGTTCTTTTGTCTTTTGTTGCGGTGATCTTTGTTGTCCCTGCACCTTTTTGATTACCAAATAAGAATACCAAAGAAGAGTTTAACCAAATTGCTTCACCACCTTTTGCTTTGATCTTAGGTTGACCAAATGGATTGTCAGGTAATTCTACCCAAGGTTGGTTAACAATGATTAAGGTATTTTCAAATTTAGAATCCGCCTTACGAGATCCTGAAATTCTTTGGTTAATACCCATACCAATTTTGTCGGCTAAAACACTTGCATTGTGTTGTTTACCCCCTTTACCCTCATACGTCATTTTACAAGGAACTGACCCCACTGAATCCCACATAATACATAAAGAATAATCCAACTCACCCTTTTCTTGAGCATCTAACAAGTCATTAATGTATTCTGTAATTTGTTCGATGTAGTCAAAGTTGTTATTAAAAAGGAAAAATCCATCCCATGTCAATTCGCCTGTTTCAGTATCAACAACCTCATCACATTCAAACCCCATAAGTTTTGAATGTTCAAAAGACCATTTCTGTTCAGTAATAATAAAAACAGGAAGGATTCCTTTCTTTTGAGCGTCAACCGCAGTTTTGATTAGTGCGGTAGTTTTTCCTGTGTCCGAGTGACCAAGTAACATATTCAAGTGACCAATTGCAGGTCCAGGAAGACCAACCGCATCCAAGAATTCAGGACCGAGGTCAAAAAATCTTTGTGGTTTGTACTTTGCATCTGAAGAAAACTTTTTCTTTATTGATGAGAAGTCGTTTTTTTTAAGTGCCATCTTAATGGTAAATTTTTAAATTTGTGATTGTTTCTAATTTGTCTTTTGCATTAGTAAGTTGTTCTACTAACTTATCCATTTCTTCTGTATGTTGAGGATGTTCTCCGATACCAACAGGGTTTGTAAAATAGATATATAATCTTGCCTCTGCGTCTGACATTTCCGCCTCATATTTTTTTACAAGAGCGTCTTTTAATTTTTCTGCAACTAATGTATTCATTTTGTTTTTTAATAATAATAGGTAAGAAATTTGATATTTTAAAGAATCAAAAAAAAGTTTTTATTGTTTTTCTATCAGAAAATCTGAGGTTGTGGTATTTTTTCCGTGTATATGCCATATAACATTTTCTCTGTTGTTAACCTCTCCGATAATACAGTTTTCACACCATACATCTCTCCACATATTGTCTTCGAACCCATAAACTTTTTTCAAATCTGAGATCATTTCCAACGCCTTTTTGTTAAACGCAAAAGTTGCCGGCATTTTGAAATCACATTTTTCAGGATTTGCTCCTAAATTATTATAACTACCTTTTCTTATAAATCTTCCATTTATCTGATATCCCATAACTGAGGAAACAACATCAACTTCGTTATTATCAAAATAATCAACTATTGTTTTTATATAATCTTTTTTATAAATGTCGTCATCATCAATTTTTACAAAAATATCAAACTCATCCCAATTTTCAACTGAGAATATTGTATTCAAATGGTTATCATGTTGATGTAAATTTTGGTGGAAAGACACTGACAAACTTTCATCATACAAATCATCTATTATTTTTTCAACTAAATCAATATCCGTTATTTGATCCATGCAAATATTAACGGCATGACAAATATTTTTATAACTTTGATTTCTAATATCCAAAATTGTACCTCTCAACATTTTGTATCTGTTGAAACTTGGTGTAAAACATAAAACTTTTTTCATTGTAAAAATAAATGGGGGTCATTGACCCCCATATTTAAAAATTAAAATGGTAATTCTTCATCAATTTCGTCATTGGCTTGAGGGTCAACAACTTCATTAATTGATTTTGGTGTTGTTTTTCCACCCATGGATACTTCTGATGTGTCATCATTAGAATATACATATCCACCTTTTTCAGAATCCCAACGTGGAGTTTCTCCTCTAGCAATTGCTTCAAGATATTCTACAGGTTTTTTAGAATATACATCTTCCCATGTCATTTCATCTGAAACCCAATTTTCCATAGTTTCACTATCTTGAGAAATAGCAGAAGGATCATCATACATAACAGTTTGGATAACTGTATAGAATGCCCCTTTTGGTGTTTTTGCCTTTGTAAGTTCAAGAATCAAGTCACGTCCATTATCAGGATCTGTGATGTCACCTTTTGCTTTCCAAATCGGAATGATTTTATCAAGGATTCCTTCTTGTTTGTAATTGTGTTTGAATCTCCAAAATTTAACTCCGTCTTGTTCGTTATCACGATCGATAACTTTTACAATATAAAACTTACGAGCTTTGTATTGTTTTGCAAGTTCTTTGTCTGTTTCACGACCAGTTGACATAAGTTCTTCATACACTTCGTTTAGTGGTGAACGCTCATTGTCATTTTTTCCTGGATCATAAAATTTTTGGTACTTACCATCCACAAGAATTTCGTGGAACCATACTTCTTTGAACGGAGAAGATCCGTCTGTTGTAGGAAGGATACGAATTCTTCGTTGTCCTTGCTTTTCATTGTCTTTTAAAAGAGCCGCGAAATATTTTTTCATTCGGTCTTCTTGAGACATTTTTGACCCACCATTTGATGAGTTCTGAGTTGATTTTTCGTACTGTGAAAGTACTGCGTCTAATGAATTTGTCGCCATTTGTGTTTAAAATTAAAGGTTTATGTTAAAAGTATAATTGTATATAAAGGTATTGTCAAATAGTATTAAAAAAAATTTAAGGTCGAAATTTTTTTTTCGACCTTAAAAATTATCTTCGAGAAAATTGTCCTGGGTATTCTTCATCATTGTCACCGTAATCATAAAAAGAATCTTCAATTTCACCCGGTGAATAATCTTCTACTTCATCAGAAGTTAAAACGTATTCATTTTTTCCCGTCTTTTCCATTTCTTCTTTTTTATCAATGAAAAAATCAGTTAGTTTTTGTTTAAATGGTCCTGAGTCCAAACTTCTTAATTCTAATTTTTCTTCAGGAGTTTTCGGTCTCATTTTTTCTATCTTTGCTTCTAAACTATTGATAGTATTAACTAAGTTATCCATCTCACCAACTTTCTTTTCTAAGTTTTCAAGTTGTTTGAACAAATTATTAAAATATTCTTCTTGTTTATCCTCAATACTTTTTTGAGAATTAATTAAATCAGTTATATCTAATTCTTCTGTTTCATCTTCTTCTTTTCCAACTTCTTCAACATCAGGATCTTTAGCCACATCAACCGTAGTTGCACCTGTGGCTGATGCGTCTGCAGGAGCCCCTGGCGCTGGAGGTGGTGGTGTAGCTCCTCCCGGAGGTGGTGGTGTTTCTCCTCCCGGAGGCGGTGGTGTTGGTCCTCCTAAACCACCCAAATCTCCAAGTCCTCCACCTAACGCATCTAACCCTCCTGCGTCACCTGGAGGTGGTGGGATATCTAATGGTTCTTCAGCAGGTGGTTCTGCTTGTTCTTTAATATATTTATTTATAGAGTTATATCTCCTTAGTTCATTTATAATTTTTTGATCTATTTTCATTCTAACCGTTCAATAATTGTTTTATACCTGTTTTGGTTTCTACTTGTACTTTTCTATTTTGTTTCATTGTGTTGTCAACTCTTTCAATTAGCCCATCTTTCATTCTAATTGTGTAACAATCACCAGTGTCCAAGTCACAAACTTGTTTGGTTCCGTCTCCCATGTCTTTTTCAGAAACTCTTGTATTTTTTCCCAAAAAATTATCTAAAATAAGTTTAGTATTTGTCATAATGTTTTTTTTAATAAATATATAGTTTTTCAGAAAGTTTTTAAACTAACTGTGGAATTAAACCTATTGCAACCTCAGCCTTTTTCTCAATCCTTTCTTTATCTTGTGTTGACAAAGTGTCCCAAACACTACTCTGTACTACTCTTGGCCAATAAAGGGTATATATTTTTGAATACTCAGTTTTTTTCTGAATGTCAGTTAGTGTTAATAATGTTGTGTCATTTTTTACGACTG